CCGGTCAAATAATCGATGACTACAAACGCGATGAGGGCATAGAGAAATCCATCCAAGCCACCGAGGAACCAGCCGAGGAAGCCACCGATGGCGGCAAAGGCCACCTGTATCCAGTTCCAGATTGCTTTCATTGTTAAAACCTCCGTTTCAGTTGGATTTTTGTATATAGCGCCGTTCGAACCGGCGCAAAAAGAACGCCCTGCCGTTTGCTTGCAAAGCGTCCTTGAAACCTTGACGATATCAAATTGTCAAATCTGGTTGGGCAACGCCTTCCACAGTCTCATGTCTTCCTGTCCAAGCGACCATATAGCAATGCCTCGCAGCTTCCAGCGGTACGCTGCTTCATTCGCCCAATATACGAGGCTGTCTACATCCTGATAGTACAGGATGGAGAAGCCGTCCGCGTCGCCAAGGAACAACCGGGCGATCCAGACGTTGATGTCTCTCGGCACCACTTTGGCAACGTAATCCCCGCCGCAGGCGATCTGGAGCAGATCGGAATGGAAAAAATCATAATCCAGCGATATATCTTCACTGCGGGTAGCTATTTCCTCCACGTCGCTGTTGACCGAAAACACTTGAAACTCTTCGTCCCATGTGATCCCTGTGCGGGCAAGCCTGCCGAAGCTCTTTGTGGTACCATCCGGCATAAGCACATCGAAGGCCTCATATGGCTCGTAAGCCCACGCGTCCCCAAGCCGTAGCAACTCGCATACCGTCCGGCTGTCCGAGCGGTAGCCCGCATAGCCTCCGGTACTACTCACGGTTGCTGTAAAGCGCAGGGTGTAGCTCGTACCGGAGTAAACCTTGACCGTATTGCCGCGCTTGCGCATCTCAATGGTGTACATGTTCGGGTTGGAACGGAGATTGCTGTCCGGCGTCCTGCTGAAGCTCGTAGCGTAGCTGCCCCGCAGCGTAGAGCCTTGGTACAGCTCGATGCGCTGCGTATCGTAGTTGAGACAGCAGAACAGGTCGCCGCAAAATACGCCCGCACGACCACCTCCGCTTTGCGGGAATGCCAGCCGTGCCCGGATATGGACATCTGAAAAATTGTCATATTTCCACGCAAGGCGGCCTGACCCCTCAAGCTGAGAGTAGGGGCGATTGGCTGTGCTGTCGGGATCCTGCCACACGTCCCATTCTCCGTCCAACACCGTCCAATAGCTCTCCGGCAGTATGTTCTCATCCCGAAAGTCCTCGTACCAAACAAGGGCAGAGTCTGGTTTTCTCCTGAGCATTTCGCAGGTAAGCTTAAAGCCCCGGTCGGGCACAGCCATCACGCCGTTCACATCCTTGAAGCTGCGGGGGGAAAGCGCGAAAATCGCCTCGCCAGCGGACGGAGCCTCCGAGAAGCTGCTGCAAACTCGAAACCCATAAAATTGCGTACCGGGCACGCCTCCACTGATGCTGACAGTATGAGCGCCCGCCGAAAGAAAGACACCCTTTACAAGAGTGTGCCAGCAGAGCCGCCGCCAATACGGCCACCACAGGCGGTTTTCCGAGAAGGTTTTGGGGGTTGCGTCCAGCGAAGCCACGATGGCATTCTTGTCCCAAAATGGATAACAGAGTCTGACCGCCACATCGTAAGTACCAGCTTGTGTGATCTGGAAATGATATGTGGCCGTACCACCCTCACCAAGCGAAGCCATGCTCTCTGTCACGGTGACGTTGCCGGTATAACTGTCAGGCACGCCGTTGCGGTCGATAGATATCACCCCGAACTCTGTCCGCTGCTCTTTGCCATAGGCTGTTAAATAGCGCCGCCTGTTATAAGTTTCCTGTAAAAGCGGACTTCGCCGCTCTACAGCGTCCCAACCCTCCATATAATCATACACATGGGGCAGCGCCCACGGCACCTTATCGTAATCGTCCCAATAGGCGATGATGGGGATCATGGGTTGCGGCGGGCCGTCGTCCGTAAAGTTATAACCTCCGGTCATCCACAACTGCACGGCATAATAGGTGTTGGAAATCCCGCGATAAGTGATGCCGAGATTCTCGGGCGTGTCGTGGATCCTCCAGTTCCAACCGAAAGCAGGCAGCCCCATGAAAATTTTATCCGGATCCATGACCTGCACAGCGTAATTGTAGATACCCTCCAGCCAGCTTCGCGGGGAGACGGGGCCGGGGGCGGAGCCTGCCCACGCCATGCCATAGCTCATGATGGCGGCGGTATCACAATAAGCGTTCAAATCCTCGTATACGCACCAGTTCTCACCGCCCACCGAACCTTGCACACTCGTCATGCCGGGTAAGCACAGGTTGACGAGTTTGGCGGGGTTGTAGTTCTTGACTGTTTGATAAATATCGTGGAACAGCACATTGGCCGCATTCCTGTTCTCATACCCACCGCCACGCTCTAAATCGATGTCCACACCGGCGCACCAAGGATACTTCTGCATGATCCGCACGATTTCCGAAAGAAAGGTAGTTTTTGCGCCGCCCTCGTTATTGCGTAACGCCGTAAAAATAGAGGCCGTCCCATGGTTCATGATCGTGAGCAGCCACTTGATGTGGGGCCATCTTGCGCGGTATGTAGCGAGACTAGCCACATCGGTTCCGGTTTCGGTGATCGCGCCGGATATATTGACCTCAAATGTAAAAATACCGACTGTGTCCAGCCGGTCGCCATAATCTCGCAGGGCCTGATACATACGAGCGTTGCCCATGAAGCTCCACACCATGCACTTCTTTCCTTTTAAATAATCCCTCATGGCCGATCCTGTCCTTTCATCATCTCCCGGTACTCAAAATACACCCGCGCCGATTTGCGCTCCTGAAGCTGAACCTGATGTTTGCTGTCATGGGCAGCGGAATATTGAAAAAATCCGTGCTTTGGCGTGGCACTTCCGTTTTTCAGACATTCCCGCGTGGAAGCCCGCAGCGCCAGTTCGTCACCAGCGTTTGCCGAGGCGAGGAAGCGCATTTTATGCGATCCCGCGCCCTGGGAGAGGGCAACGCTTTCTGCCGTCATGTCCTGAATGGGGTAAATATAACAGTCCAGCCCTGCGGAGGTTTCACCCAGATTGAAGATGATGATGGTATCCCCGGTGCGCACCACGCCGTTGTGGTATCGCGGTGGGTTTGGTGAATTTCTAAGCATTGTGGTGGTGTGGGGTGTGTAGCCAGTCAACTGGTTACCCTCCTGCATCTGAAGATCGGTAAACCAGATAGTGCCGGTGCTGTCTGCGATAAGCGGGCGCACGGTGATGCTGACCACCCGCATATCTTCCTTGGTTTTAAGCGTTTCCGTAAACCGAATGAAATTTGTCACCATGGCCATCACCTACCCGTCCTGCGTCCACTGGATCTCACCCACATGACCGACCCAGCCGGTGGCGATGGAACCGGCCTGCAGCATGATATCCGTAAAGTACACTGTTCCCGTACAGTCGGTGATGCAGAGCCGGATGGTAATGGCGCGCAGGACGCCAGAACCTCTTGGCGAAGCGTCCCGCGCAATCTGCTGCAAATAGGCCATACCACCATCTCCTTTTAGAACAAATCAATAAAGCGCGTTTCGATGGAACCGTCCTCATATTCAAACACCACCTCGATGCCTACCTGGCCGTTCGCACCTTTTGTCAAATTTTCCGAACCGATCTGCGCCGATATGGTATAGTTGCGCCGCGAGGCCGGATTGACCGTCTGCGCCATGCTTTTCGTCATGCCGGAAACACCGACTGCCTTGAAGGAAGCCGTACCTGTTACACCACTCTCGGTGTCGACTTCAAAGCCTGAGTTCTGCCAGTAAGCGAAACCGTCATCCGCGCGGGAATTCCGCAGATGATTAAAGGGCACCATGTCCCGGATTTCTTGCTGCACAAGATCGGACTGTGCCAATTGGTCGGCAATAGTTTCTTCCGGCGCATCGCCTAATTCCCGCAGCTTGCTGGATAGCTCCAGCACGGTTTGCCACGGTTCCTGCAAATTGTACTGCCTGCGGACGATCCGCGTCCGGATGGTCAAATGCAGGTCGCGGTCGTCCACCGTGACGATATCGCCAAGCTCCCAAGCTTCGTGCTCATAGCCGGTAAGAGTGGATAAATCCATGGCCGAAAGCACATAGGAAACACGAGGCTTTGCGTACTCGGCCAGCCGCATTCTTGTATACTCCAGCATCTGATATGGGTTGCTGAAATTGGACAAATCGAGAGTGGAAACACGAACCTCGCCGGAATAGGTGAAGTCCTCCACATATTCTTTGCCGCCGTTGATGGAAGCGAAGGTCATGTTGTCCTTGCCATAAGCAAACAAGCGGGTTATAAGGCTGCGGGTATCGACCACGCGCTTGATGCTGTTCAGGTTTTTCCGGTACGCGAACAGCGCGCCGCTTTCCTTACCGCTGAAGGTCAGCAAGTGCACCAGCCGGTTGGCGCTGTCGAACACGAGGTCGCCGCCGTGGATGTTCTGTACTGCCCGCAGGATAGCCAGCGCGTTTTTTTCCGTGCTCTGCCATGTCCGCAGGGTGGATACGTTGACCGTGCCCACCGACCAGCCGGTGCCCTCAAGCGCGTATCGCATCGGCACGTCCGGCGTATCCGCGTTGAATTCGATGGGTTGCTTTTCCGCACTGAACGCAAGATCATAAAAAGCGGCCTCGGCGTACACTGTGGTCAGGGTGGATCCGTCAGTGCTTTTTTCATCGGAGAGAGTGCGAATGCGGTAGATATCATTTACGATCTGTACCGATTTTTCGTTATCCAAAGCCGCCCGTTTGCCGTCGCCCCAAGGCAGCTTGAATTCCAGCACTTCCGCGCCGTTGACCTCGCCGGTGACGATAATATCAAAGGCATTCTCCAGCACGGCTTCCCACGCTCCGTTTGCGGCCAGCACTACGGGCCGGGCAAAGCCCAGCTTCTCATAAGGGGGCTTGGGTATATCATGAAGCTGGATTTCCAGCAACTTCGGCGTTCTCGCCGTATCGGTGGTGGCCAGCGTCACCCGGAACCGGATGTATTGTCGGTTAGGCGACTGCAGCTCGCCGCCGCTGCCCACCGTCTGCCACGAAGACCATTCCTCCAAATCGCCGGAGGTGGCCGTTTCTACCTCTGCTATGGAAGTGACGCCCGCAATATATTCGCTGGTTAATGCCACCCGCCCGCTGCCGGATAGAGAACAGGGCACCGCCTTGGTATACAGCATACCGTTTGTGGGATAAACACCACTTGTTGCCTTGAGCACGACCGCGCCGGGTTCCGTCAGAGCATCTACAGCAGCAGCGCTATCGGCACCGTTGGCTAACAGTGCCATTTTGAAATGATCCCGTAAATCGTCTATGGTCAGCTGCGAATCGGTTTCCATGAACCAATCGTCAAAGCCCCCAGCGTAATAATAGGTATCGGCGTGCATGCCCATGACGATATTCGCTGTACAGGTCGGGTTAAGCGTACCGGTAAAGGTACGTTTAGGAGCTATCCAAACCGCGCCGTTGCTCCGGTCGCAGAGTATAAACTGTGAAGTCTTGGCCGTTACCTCAATCACGGCCGCGATGAAATACCAGCCGCCATTAACCATCGAAAAACTCGGCGTTTCGCTCTGATCAAGGAGCAATGTTCCCGCCGAGTTGTAGAGCATCATGCGCGGCCTACCCTGAAAGAGCGACACATAGAAAATCGGCTGGCCGGGACCTTGCCGGGTGTTAAAGATTGGACTATACGTTTGTCCGACCGAGTAGGTGGTTGGGTTGATCCAGCCGCCCACTGCGATTTTTTCTCCCAGCGCACTAAAAAAGCTGCCGTCGTTGGCAGCTATAAGATGTGTTTTTTCGCTGGTTGGATTGCTGATGTTCTGCCGGAAATATCGCCCAAACCGGCTCACTGGAAGGGATGCGGTGGTGCCCGACCAGCCCGATATCGTAAAATGCCGCCCGTGACTGGAGGAATCCCGGAGCTGCGTATTGCTGTCCGGAGCGCTTTCATTAAAACGCCATAGCGCGGAGGTGCGCTCTGTTACGGGATATTCACCGGTAAAGTCCTCCTGTGAGGTTAAAATTGATCTGACCGCCACCTATTATCACCTCCAGCGGCTCTTTGCCTGTATTTTAAGCTCCGTGAACGTTGCGCCCACGGCAGTTATTTCAATATTGTTCATGCCCTTGCGTAGAACAGGGAAATTCAGCTCTTGCAAACACGGCAGGCCGTTTCGCAGGGTGTTTCCGCTGGAATCCGTCACCTTAGCTGTCACCAAGCCCGTATCAATCACCAGAGTCTCGTTTTCTGCCAAAGGCCCGATGATGCGCAGTTCCTCTCCATTGGTAATGAGGGAGATATAAGTCGAAGAGGACGGCGCAAGTATACCCTTGAGAAGATATACAGGCTCCGAGTCTGCGTTTCCCACTTGCCGATCCGCTTCATGAAGTCCAGCTGCGGAAAACGTAAATACTTCATCTTCCAACGCGTAAGCATATGGATCGGGACAGACGAACCGCAGGTCGAATGTGCCCGCCGACCGCAACAGCCGCTCGCAGTCTACTGCCTCGGAAAGCCGTGCCATGAAATATCGGTCGGGCACATCGTCCAGTACCAGCTGTTTGAGTCCGTTCACCGGATTGAGCCATTCGGCCATACCATCCAGCACCGACACCAGATCAGCAAAGCTGCGCTGTGGATATACGCTGCAACTCACTGTTACGATCCGTTCGGCGCTGTCACAACCAAAGTCGGCCACACCTGCCTTGCCGGGTACGGTGACAAAAGAATTGCGCAGGGAGGGAGACGCTTGCCAGCTTGTCAGCCGCGCTTTGATTTTCATGCTTTGCGACGAAATGCCGCCAAATATCAAGCCCATATGATCCCTCCCTTAAGCCGGACTGAAACGTCCCTGGGCTCTTGCGCTAGTCTGCATCAAATTGTATAGCTCCTGTGAAACCCTGCGGATGTCGTCCTCGCTGCGCACAAACATCTGCTGAACAATTACCAGCGGGTTATTGCCGATCCCTTCGATTCCGCCGCTGCCGTTCACATTTACGTTGGGATTGACATCGAAACTTGTCGGGACCGCCTCCTGCATACCCTCGGCAACCTTCGCCATCGCCCTGTAGAAACCCGAGCCGATGCCTTGAGCCATGTCATCCCCAATGCCCGCAAAGACGGTGGACGGAGAATGGATACCCAACAGTCCTTTGACACCGCTGACAACGCCCCCCACAAAACCCTTGATTTTATCGGTAATCCAGCTGACCATGGATTGGATGCCTTTCCAGAGTCCCTGCACGATGTTCTTCCCGATCTCCACGACAGATGTGACGGCTTTCCCCAAACCGTTTAAGATGGCTGCGATGATCTGCGGGATGGCTTTGATAAGTTCGGGGATCGCCTTGACCAGTCCGACCGCCAGCTGTCCGATCAGGGTTACACCCATTTGGATGATCTTGGGCAGGTTGCTGGTTATCGCATTTATAATAGAAGAAATGATCTGCGGGATGGCCGCCACGATGGTCACGATGATCCTCGGAAGGTCGCGGACCAGTGCAATCAGCAAGTTGATACCTGCCTGTACAATTTGCGGTATGCTATCGATCAGCGCCGTCACAATACCGCTTATAATCTTCGGGATCGCCGCCACGATTGCGGCAATGATCTGCGGCAACGCCGTAACCAGTGAGGTCAGGAGTTGTATGCCCGCGTCGATAATCTGCGGAATCGCCCCGATGATGAAATCCACCAATGAGGTAATAATCGCCGGAAGCGCCGCGATAAGCTGTGGAATGGCATCAAGAAGTCCCTGCGCCAATCCGAGTATAAACTGCAAAGCCGCGTCCAATAACATCGGCAGGTTATCAATCAATCCCTGTACGATGGTTGTGATCGCGTTAACGGTTGCCGGAATAAGCTGCGGAAGCGCCTGACCAATGCCTTTCACCAGAGCCACCACCAGTTGCACCGCCGCGTCTATCAGAAGTGGCAGATTGTCGATGAGCGCTCCGACAATAGTCATCACAGCATCCACCGCCGCCGGTATCAATTTCGGCAATAGCGTCAGAATCGTAGTCAGCACCTGCGTGAACAAATCCACAACCGTTGAGAGCAAGGTCGGAAGTAAATCGCCGACCGCCTTCAATATCCCATTGAGAGCGGGCGGCAGCGCCTTGACGATATTTTCGATGACAGGCACGATGTTTTTTACGACGTTTTGGAACGCCTCCACCACGTTGCCAATCAGGAGACCGACGTCCGCGTTAGCGTTGCCCAGACCCGCCATCAGATTAGAGATAGCCGACTGCATACCCGCCACTGAGCCGCTTATCGTTTCTGTGGCTTCCTTGGCGGTCGTCCCTGTGATGCCCATTTCCGTCTGGATAACGTGGATTGCCTCGGCGACGTCCGCATAGGAGGAGATGTCGTATTTAATGCCTGAAAACTTCTCAGCGTCGACGAGTAGCCGCTCCATTTCAGACTTTGTACCGCCGTAGCCCAGTTTCAGGTTGTCGAGCATCGTGTAGTTCTGCTTGGCGAATCCTTGATAGGCGGTTTGTATCGACGAGATGTCCGTACCCATTTTGTTGGCGTTATCGGCCATATCTGTGATGGCCATGTCCGCGACCTGCGCTGCTTTTGCGGTGTCGCCGCCAAGGGACTGGATAAGGCTTGCGGAGAACCCCGTGACGGTCTCCATATATTCGTTTGCGGACATACCGGCGGTCTTGAAGGCGTTTTCGGCATAACCCTGTACAGTCTGTGATGCTTCGCCGAACAGCGTATCGACGCCGCCGACAAGTTGCTCGTAATCCGCGTAAGCAGAGATTACCTCTTTGGCGAGTTTAACGGCGGCTGCTCCGGCAGCCACGGCCACTGCACCCATCGCCGCGCCAATGCCCTTAAGGACGCCGCCCAGCTTCTCGAACTTGCCGCCGGACTTCTCGGCTTCGTCGCCCGTCTCTTTCAGTTCGTCGCCGAGTTTGTCTGTTTCCTTGGCAGCGTCAGCTTCTTCCTCGCCCATATCGTCGAGCGCCTTCTCATTTGCGGAGAGCTCCCGCTCCATGCCATTGAGTTCGGCTTTGGCATTGTTAAGCTGGACCGCCCACGCCTGTGTCCGTTTGTCGTTTTCGCCAAAGGAGTCGGTGGCGTTTTGCAAAGCAGCCTGAAGCGTGGTAATCTTGTCCTTCTGCGCGTCGATTTCCTTATTGAGAACCTGATTCCGCGCCGCCAGCGACTGTATGGACTTATCGTTTTTATCAAACTGCGAGGACACCAGATTCATCTCGGAAGCTAACACCTTGAAGCTCTGGTTGATGTCGCGCAGGGCATTTTTAAACTCTTTTTCGCCCTCAACGCCAATCTTCAGACCAAAATCATCTGCCAAACGTACCGCCCCCTTCATCAGAAAATGGCAAACAAAGAACAGCCAAGATGAAAAACACACCGCTGGCTGTTCCATGTTTGCGCCTTATATGCCCTCCGGAATCACGTCGTCTATGAACATCTCCCGCTTGGGCTTAGACATTCCGAGAAACTGGCAATGGCACTCCCACAAATCCAGCAGCAGGCCAAGGGGCGTCAGCCACGTTTCTTCTTCGGAACGGTTCAGGTGTACCGTCCCATAGTAAAGCAATCGAGTGAACAACTCAGCGTCGCTCACTCGACCTCGGCGTTTTTTGAGTTGTCCTCACCGACCACATCACGCTTGGTGCCTTTGAACATGGCCTCAGTGATGGCGTTTTTGTAAGTGGCAAGATCCAACGGGGAGGTGAGAAGCTCGACCGCCTCCTCGGTTAGCAAATCCTTAGGAGCATTCTTCTCTTTCAGATTGTGGATCAAGATACTCTGGTTGGCCAGTAGTGTGATAAGCCACACAATTTCATCGAGTGCCATCTCGAAATTTTCGGATTTCATCAGCTTATCCCCAAGATTTTCAAGACCACCATATCGCTTGGCAATCTCTTTGGTGGCACGCGTGGTCAACACCATCTCAAATTCCTCGCCGCCGATCTTGATGACGGCGCTCCGGTCCGTATCCGACATCATGTACCGCCTCCTTCCACAGCAAAGACCGGTTCATACACCTGCGTGTACCAGCCGGTTATAGTGGCTGCCGCAACGCCGGTATCATCCTCGCTAACTTCCGCTTTCCACGGGTGGTTGCCTTGGCCATCGAGTTTATTGCGGCGTAATACCGTACCCTCGATGGTAGGGGTGGAAAAGGTAATGCTCTCGCCCTTGGTGGCGAGGTTGGTCGCCGGAACGCCGAATTTAACCCTGTACAACCAAAAATAGCGGTATTTGCCGTTCGCCTTTTTCGCACGGAAGCCAATGGCGACCGGCGTGCCGCCATCCTCGCTGGCCGAGATCAGCACCTTGTTGTCGTCGATCTTCGCGCCCGTTAAATCCTCAGCAGCGATGACCCCGATGTCATCAACGCCCAGCGACAACGTTCCTGATTGAAATTCTTTGACGATCTCCGCTGCGCCGTCGTCAGCATAAAGCGTCGCTTCGGCTAATTCCACGGAAAGCTCTGCCGTCATCGCCTTGGCCAGCGAAACCGGGGTCGCGTAGGTTTCATCGCCGTTCTCGCCTTCGGTAATTTTGGCATAATACAGCCTGTCAAGGCCTATCGTTGCCATATCTCATTCCTCCTTTAACTCGTACTCTTTTGCCACGTCGATGGCATAATGGTGAAAACCGGTATCATCCTCGTGGCCGATATACCGGCGATCTGTGATGGTGAAGTCCGCATCCAGCAACGCCTCCACCACCTGATTTTTGCGGGCCGTGTAGTTGCCCTTGGAAAACAAAGACAACCGCGCCTCTTGTACCTCGTGGTGAGGGCGGTTGTCGGCAAAGAGTTCGAAGATATCCACCATCGGCGTGATGACGAGATACTCGTCAGGCGGCACTCCGCTGAACACGCCGGTTTCGATGGGAAGACCCGGAATTTCCAAGACAGTATTCAAATCTGAAAGCAAACTCATATCTGACCCAGCTCCTGTTCCAGCTTCGCCTTCATTGCCTCAGCGCAGGTTTTTTTCGTGGCTGATTTCGCCGGTTTCAGAAATGGCTTAGCTGGCTGCCCGGATTTGCCGTACTCGATGATGTTGGCGATCTTGGCGTTGCTTTCTCCATCCCGTCGAGGCTCGGAAAAGCCGATCTTAATATTGTGATTGCCATCCCTGTCCTGCAAAACGGGAGAAAGCCCCAAGGCACCAGCCAGTTCGCCGGTCGTGCGCGACTCATATTTGGTGCCGCTTCCTACGACCGATTGCAGGTTGGATTTCACTTTATCCAGCACAACCTCGCCGCCCGTTTCCAGCACCCGGGGGATGATCTCGTCGGTTTTCTCGCCTAGACGGGAAATCTTCAGAAGAAACTCTTCGGGCATTTTCACATCAACCTTTGCCACTGGCCGTCACCTCCTTCTCGGCGAGCGCCTCGATGTACATGCC